TATTGCATTGGGATCACTGATCACTCCTACTAGTAAAGCGCCTAGTAGTGATGGCTGCTGTGAATCAGCCACGTCAGCTCTGTCTGTGAAAGCCGGACAGCTGGAAGCTGTTGCTCTTTAGATCAACAGTCGTTCACTTAGAAAATTTCATAGCAGGTGCGAATATATTTCATTTCATATCGAGAAAATTCCCAACCAGAACAAGCATATGATTTCCAGGGTTGATAGCCAAAGCTTGGAACATAGTGCGTTTCATATGCATAGCGTGGATGAAAAACAAACCAAGCATGATAATCTGAATCACGATCTTGATTCCTATTGCGATCATATTCAAATCTGGGCGCAGGGTGATTGCCCCATTGTTCACGATCATGTCGCTCATGCCGATCCCAATCGTGCCGTTCTTCAGCAGAAACTACCGTTGCGATTGACATAAAAGACATTGCCATTAGAAATAATAGAACTAATTTTTTCATTTGAAGTCTCCTTCTACTCAAACTATACAGTTATTTATTGAACGATCATTGAACGATCAAACAATTAATTTTGAAACACTGGAATTCTTTGCAGGAACTTCTAGTCCAGTTGTATTTGTAATATAACCATTCTTTGCTTGTTCGCTACTAAGTTGAATTGTCAAACAATGTGACTTTGAAAAAGTCAGTGTAGAGTCTTGGTCAATGCCCAACATATAATAGGGACTCATCGTGATTCCAGATTGACCAGTGTGATCATTCACAAAAACACTCAAGATCAGTGGTTTTGAAATTGTAATTGTGGTATCATCCTGCGCAATAAATTTGCCGATCAGTTCATCATTGTTGATAAGTTTAATAGAGATGATGTCGTTTGCTGCAATCGTCGTTTTCTTAATTAACATGGTTTTCCTTTTTGATATTCATCAATTATTTTCAAAAAAGATGTCAAATGCAATTATTGATTTTGAAAGAATGCTGACAGCTCATCATATCCACCAATATAGCTGGAATTTAACCAGATCTGCGGAACTGATTTGGCATTTGGCAATTTTTCCAAAAGATCTTCACGGGTGGTATATTGTTGGTTTGGTTTTAGTGGTTTTTCATTGAATCCCGGACTGATAATCATTTCCTGATAGGCAATGTTTTTTGAATCCAACAATTTTTTTGCTTGCACGCAATAGGGGCAATTGTCTTTGGAATAGATAATAGCGTTCATGTTTCTCCTTGGGTTGCTATTTTATAAATTTGGTAGAGCTGCATAATCAATTGAATCACTCATCATACCAATAAGATAAGAAGTGTTTTCCATTTCTTGCAAGGCTGGTTGGCGAGAATTCAAGTTAACATATTTGTTGAACCAGGGAATAGGATTATTTTTGGGAGCTGGTTCATTATATTTGATTCCAATATCTTTTAGTCTGGTTGCTGCGGTCCAATCAACAAAGTCTCGTAATATTTCTGTGTTTAGTCCAATTACCACACCTTTTTTAAACAAGAATGCAGCCCATTGTTTTTCTTCTTCAATCACATCAGAATATAGTTGATAGACTTCTGATTTGGCTTCTTGTGCAATAGCAACAAAATCAGGATCTTCTTTAACGACGTTATTGATTATCCAAGCAGTCCATTCAGTATGTAGTAATTCATCCTGAAGAATCAAACTAATAATGTTGCCATTTCCCGTATAAATTTGATTTTCAACCATGGCAAGTGAGGTTGCAAAGCTGACCATAAAACGCAGAGCTTCTAGCGCATAGCTAGCATGCAATGCCATCCAAATTGCTCTTTTGTGAGCTATTCGATCTACCGGCATACCAAGTTCAACTTGACAATTCAATTTATGCAAAGCGTCATAGTAGATCCCAACGTTGGCCGCCATACCAATTATTTCACTGGTGTCATGTATTTTGTTAAATTCATCTTTGGGCACATTGTAGATATTTCGGATTATGTGGCTATAGCTTTTCGAATGAATATTAGTTTCAAACATTGACCAAATTAAAACCAGCGATTCCAATTCAGGAAGTGATACGACAGGTGTAAAAATTTGAACAGGAGCTCGTCCTTGTATGCTGTCTAATGCAGTTTGCCTTAATAAATTACTTGTGAAAATATGTTTGATTGGTTCACTCGCATCCTTGTGATCAATCTTGTCTCTGGTAAGACTGATTTCTTCGGGTACCCAAAAATAACCTTTTTGAATTTCTTCAAATTTTGCAATCTTTGGATATCGGTATTCTTCAAAACGCTGTACCGTAACTGTTCCATCAAGAAACATTTTACGAGACAGGTAATTGGGATTATAACTTAAGTCATAACTTTTAGTAGTCATAGTCTTCCTTTTAAATTAGAGTTTACACGCAAGACAATCGGAATCATCGTCTTCATAATCGGCAACTGGTAATGTTTGTGCAGTTTCAATTTGATCACTTTTAATACCAATTTTATTAGTAATATTGTAGTACAGTGTCTTTATTCCCCAATAGTGAGCCATCATTAGGTTCTTAGCAATTAACGTCGCTGGAATTTTACCATTTTCAAAATATTTGGGTGAATAAAATGTGTTAGTACTTATGCTTTGATCCACATAAGCAGCTAGTACCGCAGCAGTTTTTAGATATTCAATGCAATCAGGTTGATCCCACATTAGTTGATATCGGTTTTTCAATTTTTTATATTCCGGAACTACTTGAACAAATGCACCAGCCTTGCTTTCTTTGGTTGATATGAGTGCCATGGGAAGTTCAATACCATTTGTGCTATTGATACAGACCGAACTTGATTCGACTGGGGCTATGGCTGATAAGGTAGCATTTCGAACACCATATTTTATCATTTGCTGCCGCAATGGTTCCCAATCTAAAATTGGTGTAAAATCTGTTAAATCATTAATTCCCGCATTGCGTTTTTCCCAAGGAAAAATTCCTTTCCCATAACATGTTCTCGAACTGGCTTGACAAGCACCTCGTTGTTGAGCTAATTCTACAGTTGCTTCAGTTAAAAAGTATGTTTGGTGTTCCATCCATTTTTTTACTTCAGCGAGTGCATTTTCATCACCATATTTCAAATTACGCTTAGCGTGCCAGTAGGCAAGATTAGTTACTCCAATTCCCAGGGGCTCATATAACTCATTAGCACGTTTACTTTGTATACTTAGAAAATCTTGATACCCCAATATATTGCTCAAACTTCTAACCAATAATCGGCAGGCTTTTCTCATGTCCTGAGGATTTTTAAATTCTCCCCAATTTACAGACCCCAAAGTACACAGGCTTATTATACCATTTTCATCTTCTAATCTCTGAAAAGGCTTGGATGGCAAACAGATCTCGACACAAAGGTTCGTTTGATATACAGTATCTATCTTACTATCAAACGAACCTTGATTCATTACATTATCTATATTCATCAGATAAATGCGGCCAGTATCAGTTCGTTCTTTTAACAATCCGTTTTTAATTACTTCTTCAGCACTCAATATTTTTTTACTAATTGCGGGATTCTTTTCATACTCAACATATAGCTTTTCAAATAATGCAGTGTCTTGATAAAAAGCTTCATATAAGTCTGGAACATCATATGGATCAAAAAGAGTTATATTACCACCTTCTTTGAATCTTCTCCAGAAGAAAGCATTCATAACTACACAATAATCAAATTGCCTAATACGAGTTTCTTCAGTGCCTTGGTTATTTTTTAATACTATAAAGTCTTCAAATTGCTTATGCCATATTTGTAAATTAATGGTACAACTAGCATTTCTGATACCACCCTGAGAACAAGAGCGGAGATCACCAAACCATTTTTTCAAAAATGGCAAAATACCAGTATGTGAAATTTCTCCTTTACGTATTGGTGCACCAACTGATCTAATTTTACTAATATCAAACCCAATACCAGCTCGTTTGGCTGCATATTTGGCCATCATTTCACCACTAGCAAATATACTATCAAGAGTATCATCTGTAGAAATCAAAACGCAAGACGAAAACTGTTTGGTAGTAGTTCCTAGTCCAGCCAACACAGGAGTTGCCAACGTAAACTGCCCACTGCTGGCGCAATCATAATAATCCTTAACATACTTTAATCTTTTGCTGGGTTCTTCCATATGAAAAGCTGTTGCTGCTGCGACTGCATATCGAACCTGTGGCGTTTCATAAATTTTCCCAGTTGAACGATTTTGAACCAAATACTTTTCAGCCAGTTGAGCAATGGCAGCATAGGAATAGGATTCGTCCTTATCATGATCAATAAAAAGTTCTATGGTATCCCATTCTTGCTCAGTATACCACGTCAGCAATTCAGGAGTATACATTCCTGCTTCAATGTTCTTTTTTACAATATCATATAGACGAGGCGGTTGATATTGTCCATAAACTTCTTTTCTTAACATTGATACTTTTTGTCGACCAGCCACATATTGATAATTCACATTGTTTATTTCTGGATTTTCTGATTCATCTATCAAATCCACCATGGCTTTGAGCAGCAGGCGATCAATTGTTTGTGTGCTGATTCCATCTTCTAATTGAATTTGAGCTTTGATTTCAATCATACTGGGACTTACTCCATCTATGCCTTGACAACCATAAGCAACCTGTCTTTGAATTTTGCTAATATCTAATAATACTCGTTCGCCGTTTCTTTTGGTAACATAAATTTCTCTATTAGTATTAGCTGATTTCATTTTTCCTGTTCTCTCATCTTCAATAGGTAGAATATTTACTGGAGGAAAAAATTAATTCTCCAATAAGTTTATAATTATTTTGTCAAGCTATACGGTGCTGTCTATCAGAAAATACATAGGATTGATGTAGTCTAAAATTGGCTGTTTCATTTGAAAATTCCAATATTTCCTGATATGGCAAGCAGGCCACATAACAATTATCTATTATAACTGCCAGTGATTGGAATGCGCTAGATTGATCTGATATTAATGACAAATATATGCGGTTGGTCCACACAGTATCGGTGGCATAAACCAAAGTATAGAAAATGGCTAATGCAACACTACTCTCATCATACTTGTTGGCAGCAATCATTTGCCAAGGGTCTGGCCAAGTTTCAGGCGCATCCCAATCCAATTGTCGCGCACTCATAATAGGAACAGATCGCCAAAATTCAAATGTTTGATCCAGTTGTTCTTTTTCTGGCAATTGGGAAATGGTTTTTCTAAATTGACGCCACTCAGTCTGAATTGTGGCGGGGTCTAATAAAAATCTATTCATCTCAACTTACTCTTATCATTACTGCTGAACCAGATCTGTAAAATTCTCCAATTTGAACATTTCCTGCTGCCGCAGCAGCATCATTTGTAAAAGAATTGGTCTGTGCCAAACTATTACTTATTATTTTACCAAGTTGTGTCAAACTAATTACCACATTTGATCCAACTGTAAAATCCAAGCTCGCAGTTGAATTATTATATTTCACAGTCACATTGCCTAGATTGGTAGCTCCAAACATGTTTCCTTGTGCGTCACCTGAATTAACGGCATTGAAATAAATTCTTTGATTTGCTGATAAAACAATGGCTGCTTGGTTAATGTCCAAGGTAGCACCAGTTGCATCCCATAATTTGGACCAGTTGCCAACTGGATTATATGCCACATCAGCAGTTACCAATCCAGTACTAGTAGGTCTGTCATGTATCCAATGTTTTGATAAACTTGCTGTACCAATGTTTCTATTATATGTGGTTTGATTTCCCACTACTGAAATATCGAAATTTTGATCCACAAAACTAATCGTTGAACCTGCCAATTGAACATTTGAAATTGCAGCAACTAAGTTGGCTTGCATGATCTGTGTTTTAGGCAATGCATCAACATATGTAGCATTGGTATTGGTGCTGGTTTGGGTTCCCGTAACATTCCAAACAGAAACATCACCCTGTCCAGAATGCCAAGTCCTAATGAAATTCGCGGCCGCAAAAGTTCTGCCATTTATTGTTGTATTGGCTGAAACATTAATACCACCTGCATAATCATATAATTGGCCGGTCATCGCAGCCGTATCAAGTGTTCTATTATAGGTGGCTGTTTGGCCAACTAGATTACTGACTCTAACATATTGAGTGGATATGGCTCGGTCCCAGCCTTGATCAAAATATTGACCAATGTTTTGCGTTGTATCAGTTACTTCAGAATTGATAACTGCCCTGTTTCTAGCTTGACCAAATCCGCCCAGCACTATTTGTCCAGGTCCCCAGAAGGCCGTTTGAACCACAGCATTAGCAGACAATGCTGTAACATAACGGCCTTGTGGCACAAAAACAATTTCAGCAGCTTGTTCAGCATATTGCACAGCTATAGTGTTGTCTGTTGAACCGTCACCTATTGCAGCCCAATCCTTTAAGCTAGGAATATCATGCAATTTATCTTGTTGTGTTCTAAGCTGACCACCTGTTTCAGGAGGGACATAGTTAGTAGTTACGCCAGCAGTTGATCCAGTTACGACCAGGTTAGAGATCACAACGTTGGAATTACCAATTGACGTAATATTGATGTTTTGATCAGGAAGAGTGCCAGCAATTAATTGGCCAGTTATGTTTAACGCACCAGTCGTATCACTATATTGAGTGAGCAATTCGGTGTTTCCTCCGAATCCGGGCCCGTTACCTATAAACAATTGACGCGTATCTAGACAAAAGCCCAGTTCGCCTTCATTTAAATTATTGGGAAGATCAGTTCTGAGTCCGCGACGAACTTGAACTCGTGAAATAGAAACAATAGCCATTCAATATCCTTTGTATCGGATATTTATGCTTATTTGGCCTGGTTGATCAAATGTTGGCAGCTGATGATGAAAAGAATTTGGTCTTCTTTGTTCTTAAAATTAACTTGGTCCCATTTTTTTGAAATAAAACAAAGACCACGCACACCAAACGTTTGATAAGTTGATATGTTGTTTCTAGAAAGCCAACCGTGCAATACTTGTCTGTCACCACTGGCCACAGTCAATCGACCTTTCAATTTGACCGCATGGGGATAGGCTTCTAGTGGAGGCTTCATTGCTGACGCTTTTTTTCTACTCGGACTTGAAATGCTTCACTCAATCGACGCCAACCATTTGGACTTGTCTTGACAAATTGGGCCAATTGAAGAACGGTTCTCAAACTGAAACTGCGAAAATCTGCATTGCGTTCATGTACATAATCCAGCAAGTCTTGAATCTGCCGGTCAGTCAAATCAAAACTATCGAGCAATCCATGTTTTTCTACCATGCTCTTAATTCTGCACCAAATTTCTCGTCGAGTATGTAGTGTCAGTGACAAGTAGAGGCTTCTATCCATAAGCGCCGAAAGATGCTTAGCAATTCCCGCACGATCCTTGTCAATAATCTTTTGAAAATCACAATTGGTAATGAAAATAATCTGACCTTCAAATTCAAAACTCTTGGGCAGACCCAGATCAAGTACCGAGTCCGAATGATAACTGATGATGCGAGGATTGTTACCGCTTTCTAGAGCTGCCTTCAACAGATTAACTGAGTTTGAATCATAGAGAATTTGATCACTGTCATCCAGGATGAGCACTGAATTCAATTCCTTGTTTTCAAACAGTGTCTGGTAGAGTTGATATGCTGAAACAATGCTGCCCGTTACTTTGGTATATTCCAGGCCATTTTGATGTTTTTCTTTTTCCAAGATCTTTGTAATACCAGCGCTTTTTCCTATACCAGGCGCGCCACTAACAATGAGTGATCGGACGTCTCCTTGGGCTACACTGTGAGTAATTTCTTCTAGGATCGCAAATCGATCTTCGATTCTAGCAATAATAGCTTCATCCGTTTCCAGTTCTTCAGGAGTGGCATTTGACAGGGTTGCATGATATTCAATTGATTGTTCATTGGGAATAGAAACTCGAATCACACCCATTCCAGGTATATCAAAATTACCATACCATCCTTTGGCACCCAATTTGATTGGACGCAACAGTTGACATTTGACATCTTCAATTGATTGATTTCGATATCGTCCCGATAGAATGGTAACTTCCTGCATTTATATTTTCTCCTATTGTTTGATTCTAATCGGTGAAAATTGACTTGTCAATTGCGAAAAATGTGACAAAATTGTAAATAACTTGATGAAGGAGGTTACAATGATCATATCAAACCAAACCCCAATCACTGAAATTGATATTCTCAAGATGAATGTCAACACTCTGGAACAACAGCTTCGGTCTGCTTATATGAGAATCAACGAGCTTCGCGTTGAAGTTGAATCTTATAAGCAGACCAAAAAGAAAGCTGTTCAAAAATTACCATCTGCTAGTTGAAGACAACGGAGCCCAGCAGATCTCCAAAATGAAACTACTTGGTTTCTATCGTCAAATGCCATAGTAGGATCAAATCCATCTGCTCGCATTTTTTCCAAAATTTCTGCTTTGATAATATGATCCGCTCGATAATCTCGAGCTGGCCTCATATAAAGTCGTTCATAGACGAACCCATTGTCTGACAACCAGTCTTCAGTTACCTGTCGTTGTTCTTCGCTGCGGCCAGAAGCAAACAGCATAGTAACTCCAGTCTGTCGAATTACATTATAAAGCCAGAGCACGTCTGGATAGACCGTGTCTAAATGCATGGTGTTGTTGAATGCACCCCAATTTTTGTTGCCATCTCGAACATAATGGCGTCGGTGACTGATGTTTGCTACCGTACCATCAATATCAAAGATGACGGCCGTCGGGATTCCCAGTACTGGTGTTTCAATATTTTCCATCATTTTTCTTTTCCTAAGACACTTTTTTATACAAGCATTAGGTTGATAAGTCAACAAAAAAGGGCCGTTCGGCCCTCTTTGAAGACCTATATTGGTTGATCAAATTCGGACAAACGATACTAACATGGATGCCATGAGTATCCAAAACATCGTCCAACCAACATTGTTGATCATTTCATAATGATGTTTCATTGCTATCTCCTTTCCAAAGAAATGTGCAACAAATCGCTTTGCTGCACTACCAACCTATTTATATAGAAATGCTTCTGAAAAAGCTACCACATAATCAATTTTTACAAAAAATTCATTTTTCTTGCATTAAACATTTAACGGAAGTATCAGACCTTATAAAATTGTGCTATTCGGTCCCACATTTTTTGTTCATACAATCGCCAGTCAGATCCTTCTATCACAAATTCCAAATATTGTGGTTTTGATTGTAGCGTATCTGGTTGCACACACATCATGATCACACCAGTTTCAATTTTTGTACCAAACATCTTGTTATGTGCGGTTCCATAAAATACTTCTTGTATGAAATAGTCTTCAATCCATTCTCGTTTTTTAATTTTGTTGGATTGTTTGTAGTCAATTATAGCAGGGCGACCTTTCCAAACACCTACCCCATCAGTTGTACCAGCATACAATTCACTGTAGTATAAAGCTGTTTCAATTCCCCAAAATTCTGAAACATTAGATAATCCATGTTCAATTATTTCATTGTGCATCAACCAACTGGGGATTGCCATGGGATTTGTTGGTTTCGGGTCAGGTTTTCCCAATACCCAATTTTCCAGATATTTGTGCATTCGAGTACCACGTGAACTGGATTCTTCTGAAATAGTCTGTGCTTTTTTATCACCAACACGTTTCCTCCAATTGTCTAATGACTGTTTACTGTCTAGTGGTTTAGTACTATCTAAAATAGTGGTAACAGAAGACAACAATTGTCCACATGGTGTTTGGTAAGTCCGGTGTCCATCAACTTCAACCCGAGACATGGGCAAATAATTAAATCGATTGGTAAGTGGGATCATATGCCAGTTTATTGAATTTCAAATCAAAGATGCTACTCTATTACGTTCCAATATTTGATATTCCTGATAATTGGCGATTTTTATAAATTGACTATTGGCAAATACTTGTTTCAACATAATTGGTTCAATCGTCGTTTTCACAGATTGAAAATATATTTGATTTTCTTCAGAATCATTGATAAAATAAACGCCGGGCTTTAACTCCACTTCAGACCCTGAACGACCTGATTTCAACCAAACACTGTCGGGTCCCAGGTATTGATATATGGAAATTATGCCATTGACAATACTTGGTTTTTTATTTGAATTTCGCTGTTGCATCAAGTCTGCTATCTTTTCAGCAATTGATGCTTTGCCGTCACCAAACTCTCTAATTAAGAGTAGTCCTCGAATCGTGTCTGCTTTTTCCGGTAGTGCTTTTATTTCATCAACAGTCATAGTTCGACTGTTTTTCACTAATTCAATTATTCGGGGTTTTTTTGATGCCAACAATAGTTGATCGGGTCCATAGAGACTGCTGCGCATCAGCTCACCAATTGACCTGCCAATTGAATGTGTTTCCGGTCACAGTATTAGTTACTCGGTTTATATTATATCCCAGATTAGTGAAGTAATTTATTACGGTTGCCATTTGATCTTGATAGGGAGCCGTTAAATTTACATTACTTGCAGGCATGTTTTGCCAAACATTATAATAGTCAGTAGCTGTATTCCAGGTCGTGATTAACAAATTACCTGTGCCGGGATTTGTAATATCAATGGGCGTTGGTATACCTGCGGTAGAATTTTCCAAACTAGCAGCCAGTTTAATATTGTTGGAATCTTGATAGATAGTCCAGTAAATTGTATTTGATGTTAGTGGCACTGCAATATTGCCCGTCCCTGTAACTGTGATTGGTGTGCCAGCAGGCAATTTATGATTGTTGATTGTAAATGAATTAGTTGAAGTATTAATGTTGGCATTTGAAACTGCAAATATTTGGTTGACCGTTGATGTCATAATAGTTGTGTTAGTCACTGTTGCAGAATAATAACCCAATTTAACTGAATCAAGAACTGCTTCTTCAATAGTCCTAGCTTCTGAATGAATTATTTGATCTTTGACAGCATTTGTTCTAGCTTCAGTTGCAGTAATAAAAATGGTATTCCCACTCAAGACAGACTCCTGTCTTTTTTCGCTGCTCGGTTTGCCATGTTCATCACATGTTCAACATCATCAACTTCTTTATCACGGGGTTTGTCTTCAAATTTGGTCTCTTCTTCAGGTGTAAGATAAACTGTTTCATCATCCATGTGATCAACAATAGGCAAATCCTCAAGTATATCATAGACTGTTGCAGCATCAACATCCACGTGAATATCAATCAACCCTTGTATGATATCTTGAATAGGCACAGAATTTTTGTCAGTTGCTTTATAAACAACTAGTTGATTAACAATTTCTTCTTTTACGTGATCTTCATATTCTGATTCACACAACAAGTCTCGATATCTCATTTCAATTTTGTCTTCTTCAGTGATTGGATAGTATTTTTGAAATTCTCGGGGTTAATCAATACTGATTCTCTTAATAGTTTACCGTTTAATGATACCCAATAATCACGCGCTTTTTGTGATTCAAAAAACTGGCTTTTTCGGGTCTTGTTTTCGGACCAAATCACTCCCCATGGTGTTTTGGCAGATTCTGCTACTAGATTAATATCAGACAAAACCACTTGTTTCTTATTAAGCAGTCGAACAGATTCTTGAATCAAACTGGCTAGCTTGGCTTTGATTTCTCTATTTTCTTGAACAATTTTTGCTTTCTTTTGTTCAAGTACATCAGCTTCAATTCCTTGTCCAAATCCCAACAAATCAGGCTGGTTGTTTTCATTCAATCGACGAGTATAAAGTGTTCTATGTTCTTCTAATTTTTTGTCTATTTTTTTAATAGCTTGTTGATTGAGTTTGGTGACTGTTTCAAGCCTGGAAATTCTGTTTATAGGGGCAATTGGTAATAGTGATTCATAAATCGCTTTGGCACGGCGATTTTCAGCACCTGAAGATATGCCACTGGTTCGATTGAATTCTCGTTGTGCCTGCATTTTTGCAAACAACTTGAGTGATTCAGTTAGTGTTCTACCTTCATCAGCCATGTGTGCCACGTGGTGATGCCCATCTTCATCAGTTCCCAAATGACCCCAGTCAGAATTTAGTTCCAACCACTTGTTACAATCTGCTACTGAATGAAATACTTTAGTATCAAACAGTTTACCATATGACATAAAAGTGCCTGCTTTGGGAGCAATTTTAGTTTCTCCATGTTCATGTTTGTATTTCACGTCAATTGATTTTACATCATGGTTATGTTTTCCGGCCCATTCTTTATAAGCTGCTTGTGATGTAAATTTAACTTCTCCTTTTTGTCCAGTGGGAGTCAAATATTCCACTGTAATACTTGATACAGCCTTATCCATTTCTGTATCTACTACAGATTCAGTAAGCGGTTCTTCAGATTTGGGTTTTTCTTGTCCGGCTTCAGGTTTTAGACTCCAACCACTCTCGCCCTTTTCAGACTGTGGGTGTTCTGCTTTTTTATTACGTCCCAGTGGAGAATTAGTGGGGCCAGAATCAGGTCCCATTCCGGTAAAATCATCAGCCGGCATTTTGCTCTGTTTGTGCTCTTCGCCATCAGCGCTGGGCTCATCCATTCCACCCATATCCCATTCAGGCGCTTTGGCAGAATCCAAATCAGTTGCAGCAGTTGGTACTTGTCCAGATTGTAGGCTCATAATAGCATTATCAGTTGCATCTTTTGCTGTAATTGCAGTTTGAAGCAAAGTATCCAATTGTGCTTTGACAATTTCATTAAAGCTTTGTGCGATTTCTATACCAAACTGTCGCTTCATAACATCTACTAGTGGCATGAGATCTTCAACGCCCATCTTGGCTGCTTGTTCTGCTATTTTTTGCAACCGGTCACTGATGTCCTGTGCAGCCAACAATGTTTGTGCGTTAGCAATTTCATCTGTAGGGCGATTAGCTAATCCCATTCTGCCATAACTGGCTTCTCTTAATTTTCTCATGTTGGTGGCTTTCTGATTTGATTTGAATTTTTCTCCCAATACTTGTCCTTGTACTTGCGCAGCTTGTGGAACTGGATTTGAAGTTACAGTTGTAGTTGTTGGGGCGGTATTTGGTTGTGAAGAAACCGTATTGGTAGCGGGTGCTGCATTTGCTGCTGGCACCGCAGGTTGTGCAGGTTGATTGGGAGCAGCTGGTTGGATAAGCACTTCTTCATCCAATTCACCGTCTACCCATTTCACACCCTGCATGTCACGTGGATAGGTAGATTTCAAATGCTGAATTATTTTGGCATTATCCCAGTTGGGATTAACTGAAGAGATTAACGTGGTTGATGGAAGTTGGCCTTTGGTATCTACCAAACAAATGTCTGTACGAGGTTTTCCGGTCACTTTATCTTTTAGAATCTTGCCCGTTTTTCCAGTTTTGACTTTTTGAATTTGTAGAGCAGTGCCTGTAAAATAACCCAGTATATGACTATCTGTTTTATAAACCGTTGAATTACCTTCTGTATCTTGAGTTTCCATTACGTCTTCTGGTACTTCTTGCACTATAATTTTAATGCTAAATCGTTCTTGGTCTACAAAGTCATATCGTACCTTGCCATTTCCCAAATCCTTATATCCACAAGTATCAGCATTGAATAAATTTAATGACAAGTCTCCAGTTTGAGAAGAATAATCATCTATAGCAAATTCTGCCGCATGTATATCACTTGGCGCCATGAGATCCACGTTGAAAATTTCCTTCTGATCACGATAAATTGTCACACCATAGTGAATGCCTGAAAGATCATCGCCTTCAGGAGTGACGAAGGATTCATTCACTGCTTTCTTCGGACGACGCTTGGGGGCAATTTCTTTTAAGTAAATTCTGCAGGCTTCCAGGATCAGCATAGTTGCCGCATATCGTGGGTTAGTCATATAGCTGTTGAAAGAACTGGATCCGACAATTTGCTTTTTTTCAATTTCAGTTGTTTCTTGAAGGTGTAAAATTTGATCAATAGTACGTTTGGCAAAATTGATTCGAATGCCATGTGTTTCATTCAATGTTTTTAGAATCTTTTGTAACTTGTAGTTGCCACCAGATCCAATATTATCCAAATTCATTCTCTACCTTTTTGACAAAACTTTGGCTTTCTTGTGAAAACTCAAAGAGTTTATATTGGTTATTTATGCCAATTGGAGGAATTTATTTTTCTTAGATGTTTTCAGCAATTGAACGAATGTTTTGTTTACATTCCATGGCACGCTGCATACTTGCTTGGAACCGCGCTTCATATAAATCTATTTTTTCAAATAAATTCTTCTTTTCTGCTGTGCGAGATTTTCTTTTATAACTCAATGCATCGATTTTGTGATTTGCATAACTGTTGTCATATTCAAATAATCGACTTATTTTTGGATTATTGACAAATGAACCTGAATTCAACAGCTTGACCACTGCCAGAGCAGTTTCATAAAGCGTTACTTGTTCCGCAATAATATCACCACTTCTAATATGGTAGATATTATAATATTGTTTGCCAGCAACTCTGTTGGGATCTTCACATCTATCAATTTGATATTGCCCAACCTTCACGCCCGCTGAATTAACGCTAGTAGTGATAGCAGTTTGTATTTCAGTATTCCTCACTGATTCTGTTACCAAATTGTCAGTCACATCATCAGCTATGCTGTTTAACTTTGATAACAAATCAGTCATTGCTGAGATATCACGTTTGGATGGACCACGCTCAAGAACAATGGGTTCTTGAGCTTCTGACAAATTTGTTGACATGCCTGGTAAAGGAGCAGGTGGTGGATCACCATTTAAAATTGCTTTCAAACGAGCCATTTCATAAACTTCTTGCGGAGTTACAGTCATTAATCTCTCCTGACGTCTTCTAGGCCATTATAAGTAAAAACCAGTTGGTCTGCAATTTTAAATCGGTTGAATACACCTTTGACAACCAAGTTGCGAGCTATTTCCTGTTGCCGTTCATTTAATTCACGCTTTTTCACAGGTTCAGGACTGGACTTTACCTGTTCTACCAACAAAAGCTCTTCATTGCTCACAACAACCAACATGTTGCCTTCTATTTCAATAAATTTCATTAGGGTGCGATCTTTGTTTTAAGCCATTCTGCTTCTTGTTTGGTAAGCCGCAATGTGACGTTGCCATTCTTATTATATGTTTGATCAGCATCCTCCATTGAATTATTCAATTTATGAAAAACATCTTGTTGCAATTGATCCAATTCTTCAGTGACAATTTCCTTGGGTTCAACACCAGCCAATTGCATCATGCGATTGATAGGAGACAGGGATGTCATTCCCATTACCATTTCATCCAATTTAGTTAAATCTGATTTGGCTACCATTTTGAGTTTTCCTTCAAATAAAATTCCTACTGTTTGACGTGGACCTTCAGGAATTTTTACTTTCACTTCAGTATTTTGATAGATTACAGTTTCACGCTCTTCAAAAATACGATCAGAATTTTCCAAATTTCGCAATTCAGCTTGAGAGAAATGACGCTTGGCTCTACGGCTCCAACGATCTTGACGACTGTCATAGAGTCCTTCTGTTTCATTTAGATCAGTTTGAGTAAATTTTTTCATTGGTCGCATTCAGATTCTCCTAGGTTAGTGGGGTCAACAGGAAACATGGGTTTAATATCCTGAAATGAATTAGTCGTTAATTCAACTGGTTGTTTCATTTTTTTCAAAACACCATTCTTTCTCACAAAAACAATTTTTTCATAAGTTATTTTAGTTAATTCAGGATCCAAAATCATAATTCATATCCTGTATTAGTACGATCTTCCTTTATATTTTTCATTTTCAACTTTACCCTATTCACCAAATCTTTGACAACCGGAAAACCTTTAACAAATTCATATATTTCTATCAAATCTTTCTGTGTAATTTCTCCAGATTTAATTTTCTGTAATACAATGTCAAGTTCGGACATAAATCGTTTCTTAAAGTCAGCCAATAATATTTCTCGAATTTGATACCAATCATTTGTAGTTATTTTTTTATTTTTAACTCGTTCATATAATTCAATTACTAAATCTGCAAATGTTAATTTTTTTCTATTGATCAGCATATCATGGGCACGTTTGATTTCTTGCTCAGCTGAATTAGAAGGGGCAACAGCTTCATTTATTCTATCAGCCTTATCAGCAAGAAACATTAATGTTTTACTCAGAGAGGCACTTATACATACACTGACCGCAACTAATATAGTAGCCCCTACAATAATAGTCACAGTGAATTGCACAATGCCAAGCAGTACTGAAAATATAACGCTGAGTACTGCAAGTATTATCCAAGAAGCAAACGCCACCGTACCAAATAATATGGTAATTGCAGATAATGATTTTAACAAATTTTCTCGATTTTTTACCTTAGCAAGTAAATCATCTATTCGTACACCAACCGTTGGGTTTTTACCTTCTAATAAATCTATATATTTTCTAATTTCTTGACTGCTCATTTAAGTTAACCTTTAAAAATGCATCACTATTTATATAATTTGGTTCGTTCAATAAAAAAGGCACTGTTGCCAGTGCCTTCTTCATTTAATTTTTTAAAAAATTAAAGGGTGTTGCTCAACAGTGCAATTGTATTGGTATTTGCTGAACTCTTGGTTTCAAATACCAATGTTTGAAGTACAGTTGAAGCCAAGTCTACAACAGCAGTGCCTTGAAGGGCATCAAGTAACTGATATCCACCGGCGTTGGTGTTGTCTGTTGAAGTAGTAGCTTGTACCAACCATGGGTTCAAACGGTCAGTTGCAAATTTCACTGTATATACTGTTGAGCTTGAATTGTAAGCTGAACCAAATGCGGTTGCATAGCTATAACCAGTGTATGAAGCAGCAGATGGGTTAGCAACTGTAGCTGAAGATACGCTCATTGCAACCAATGATGCACGTTGAGCAAACGTTTGAACTAGTGTGTTCAGGTTAGCTTGCTTGTTGAATGCATCTTGATATGCTGATTGTGTACCATATGTTTGGGCTGTACCAGAACCATCAGTAATGGTGATTGAAACCCAACCAGAAGCAGGAACATAGAGATCCGCAACTGGAGTTGTAACATTGGTTTGTGCTACTGGAACGATAGTAGCTACACTGTAGTAAGAAATATTACCGGTAATAAATTCTCCGGCTTTGGCATTGCCATTGACACGATCTGTCATTTTGCTCTCCTAAAATTAAAATTGCAAAGATTGTTGTTTGCAATGTTATTTATGCAAAAGCTCTAGTTTGAGTTATTTGCCGCGTTTTTTTCGCATCTTCTTTTCAGCTTGCTTAATATATCCAAACAAATTAGGGGTTCTGCTGATGGTTTGTCGACCAAATGGGGACGCAACTGAAGCAATTGCGCCAGCGCCAGTTGCTCCAGAACTTGCATCTTCCGAAAGTGAAGCTGGTTCTTTTGATAGATTCAAATAATCCAGTATCTGATCTGCTTTATCTAGACTTATCAATTGATCATGATCCTGTGTATTATAGGGGTGAGAATCCCAAGCAACTGGATCAATTATTTTCGCAATTGCGTGTCGATTTTCTTCTTGTTCAGGAGGCACTTCATCAACCAGCAAGTCTTCGGGTTGACTTTTTTCTGGTGGAACATCAGCTTTCAATTCTGCATCAATTGATTCCAGTGATTCCATTATACGTTTTATTTCAGAAACTTGAGTAGACATTGTGTTCTCCTTGTTCCGTTATTTATCAGGTTCGCAGTTTTCATATAAATAGTCTATAAAACCGAGGAATTTTTCTACGATGAATAGTATCATTGATGAACTTAATCGATCAGTACCCGCAAAAAATAAACATGTGGTTATTGAAAATCGAGCAAAACATGTTATTGCAAGTGTTCAGAATCTAGTAGAATTAATCCGTGACTATTATACCCTTGAAGAATCTGAAGAATTAATTAAACGGTTGCAAAAAAGCATATTGACTGGAGATGATCGCAAATTTACCAGAAAAATAAATGAGATGAAAACCACATCAAAAAGTCGAAACAATGACCAATAAATCTGATCGACTAATCCATTTATTAGAAACGCAACAATTGGATGAAATTTCCATCCCAATGCCTGCCGGTATTCAAAACCTTATCAACAAAGCAGTTGATGCTCGTGCAAGATATAATCGAGATGCAGCAGCCAAAGTATATTCAACAACTGAAAAAGCCAAATTTTTAAATCAAGTACAATCATATTATAGAGCCATTGTTGCTGCCATGGAACAACACATAGGACCCAATCGGTCTGGATTAACATTCCAAACAGTTACCTACAAATTTTTATATGATCAACTACGATATCATATTGAATACAATGGTGTGAAGTTGGATGATCGCATATTACTCAGAGTATTAAAAAATCCCATTGAATCAAAACTAGCTGCAATTGACCATTTTACTCCCATCACACTGGCCATCTTAAAATCCAACCGTGTAATTGCACAAGATCCGCAATTTCAAAGATTTAAACGCAATCCCAAACAAATTGATGCTGCTATAGCAGATTTGATTGAAGCACTAATAACATTATCATGTGTTGAAATCAAAGCAGTTGCTGATCATGAAGGACTTGAAATAACAGATACAGTAAATCTCAATAATATTACATATGAAAAAGAATCAGAAGGCAATTGGTATGAAAAACAGACCGGCAACTTTGTTACTGATCCTCGATTGATTGCTATCTTAAACAAAGCACATGGATTAAAAACAACTAATTTTGCAACTCACACTGTGAATTATGAAGGTGTCAATTATACCAAAGATCCAAACACTGGTATTTGGTCTGGCGGCCCGCAAAATAATCCTGTTGAAAAATCACAAACTCAACTGATTAGCATTTTAGATGATTTACTTGCTCATAAGAATGACAAGTCTGCAACAACTTCAGTCAATGATAATTCACCAAAATAATTTTGTTTGACAGAAATCTATCTACCAGTTATTGTTTTTTCAGGAGTGACTTAGATGAGATTTGATCAATTAGTGTTAAAAAATGCGCGTGTTCGCATTTCGCATCCCGAAGACCTAATTTTTGATGCTGGACTAGCAGGCGCTGCCGCAGCATTAAATATCCTTAAAACTACTGCCGACACTCCTGATCAAATTTCCATTAAATTTGACGGATCTCCTGCTTTAATTTTTGGACGCGATGAACGCGGATTTTCTGCAATCGACAAGATTGAATTTAATAAGCTGCAATATGAATTGCCTAGATCAGGTTCCGAACTTGCTGATCGATTATTCAAACGAGTTCCAGACCAACCTGGGCGCGCAGACTATGCTGCTGCTATTGGAGAAGTGTGGCGATATCTAGAACGCCTAGTTCCTGAATCATTCCTAGGATTTTTACAAGGAGATCTCATGTGGGCGGGAAAAGTTCCTGTGATAAACGGCAACTTTCAATTCAGTCCCAACAAAATTGTTTATAAAGTACCCGTAAATTCTGAGCTTGGGCAACAAATTGCCAACAGTCAAGTGGGTATCGCGATCCACAGCTATTATGAAAATCGACAACAACACCAATCAACGGCTGTTGACGTAAATGATTTGAGACTCAATAGAGTACCAGGTTTGGTAATATTAGATCCCACCATTTCAATTAATCAACCACTCACGTGGCCAATTGATTTGGAAAACCGGTTAAGGAATTTATTGACTGTTCATCAAGACCAACTAGTTGAATTTTTTGATCCGGTTGAATTGAAAAAACATCAGATAAGTGACATGGCCGGCTATATGAAACGCTATGTTAATTTGTTGGCTAGAAATGGCAAACCAGCATTATTTGCACATATTCAAAATTTTGAAAGCTGGATCATTTCAGACAATCTAAAAATCACTCGTCGAAAAGCAGCCAACCTATATGCTTACTTTGCTCAACACAAACAGACTGTGGCCGCAATTTGGCAAATCGTTGATTTAATTGTTCGAATCAAATATAATTTGAAAGATCAGCTTGATCGAATCACAGATTCGCATATACATGCAGAATTGCATAGTAAGCCAGAACAAGAAGGCTTTGTTTCCGATACAAAATATGGAAAAATTAAATTGGTTGATCGATCTCAATTTATGCGAGAAATCTAACAATCATCTGACTTCACTAGTGTTATAGTCCGTCGTTTGAGTCGTTTATTGGAAATTTCTGTTAAATTTATCATGGGTCCTCCCATTATGGCACATTCTTTTCTAGCAAATACACGTAAATAGGGTTTGAATTGCTGAAAGCGATGCTTTAAAAACAAATTAATGGGTATTGATCGATTGGATTCATACCACCAATCTTCTCCACATGACAGGAATTCCAATTTTTGTTCTTCTGAATAATTGGGCGTAAGAACATACATACTTATGAAACTGTTATCGGCATTTTGAATTATACCCACATAGACATTTTTCAAATATGAAATCATTGTGAGGAATGGAAATTTTTCTAAAAATTCAGAAGTTTCGGTCATTGAAATCTTTAAGTAAAGTGAACGTTGTATTTATACAGATAAATAAAAGCAAAAGAAAGTTTTTGGATGTCCACAGTTTTTTTATTTCAAACCAGTGATTTGATTCAATTAACTTGGGAAATAGACACAGTTAGGAACATAAATCTGCCAATGATACAGTATAACACAAAGATCTATAAAGGTGTAACAAACAGTTTGGATTTCCAAGTCAAGAACAATGATCGCAAAGCTATTAACTTGGCTGGATTGACATTGACTGTTAGAATTAACAATGTGGAAACCAGCGACGTTCTTCTAACAAAAGCCGCTCAATTAACTGATGAACCAAATGGTAGGGCTCAACTAATATTAACACCAGCTGAAATTTCTGAATGGCCAGCAGGCTTTTATACCTATAACGTGGAAACAACTGACACAAATGGCATAAGTCGATTTCTATGTGTTGATTTAAATCGATCAATAACTGGCAATTTTGAATTGATCGATACAATTGGCAACATCCTTGTTCCAGCAACCACAATATTAGGCAACCAATTTACGCCACTGCCAATTGGCAGCTATAGTTCAATTTGGACCAGTACTGCTTTTCCTGGTAATGCACAACTGGGATTGTTAAATGGCATGCATACCTGCGTGGTTTATCAAACTAATTGGACAGGCAAGTTTTGGATTCAAACCAGTTTAAACAATGACCCACCTCGTGATTATGAATGGAGTAACTCTACAATTGGCACAAATGGTGAAGACTATTATTTGTTTACCAATTCAACTCCCAGTATTTGTTATTTCAATATCGTTATATCATGTAATTGGATCCGTTTTCAATTCCTACCTGACAGTTTAAACCAGGGAACATTTGACCAAGTCAGCTATAAATGTTGATTGAATAGATCAACATTTAGTATCATTTGGCATGGAATGCTTGACTCAAAACTTAATACTTCAACATTTGCCGCCACATCGACAAAATAACCGAGGTTGGCGAATTTTTAATGCAGTTTGTTGCCATCATCGCGGGCATAATCCTGACAGTCGAAACCGCGGAAATTTACTTTGTGAAGGCAACCTAACCACCTACAACTGTTACAATTGTAATTTCAGTATAGTATGTGATGAAATCAACTTGACTATGAAAGCACAATCACTACTGCAATGGTTGGGTGTTCCTGAAGATGAAATCTCACTTTTAAAACTACAACTCTACAAAAATAGAATCGAAGGTGTTGAACGAGTCAAACCTCAGGTTTCAGAACCCGCCATTTCATATGCTGAACAAACAGTGCCTGAAGATGCCAAATTAATCAGCCATTGGCTGAACCAGTCTGTTATTCCAGATGATTTGCTGGTAGTATTGGACAACATGTTGAATGCACGTGGTGCGTCTGTGACCACAGCATATGATTATTATTGGACACCGTCTACAAAATGGAATTTGAACCAACGCGTCATAATACCATTTTTCCACCAACAAAAAATAGTTGGTTGGACTGCTCGTTGGTGTTGGGGACCAGTTCCAACTGGTGTTCCACGTTATAGAAACAGTGATATCCCACGCAACTATATTTTCAATTTAGACAATTTGGCAAAACAACGAAAGTTTTGTCTAATACATGAGGGTCCGTTTGATGCAATTGCCACAGAAGGGGTTGCTGTACTTGGTAGTAAATTGAGTTCAGAACAAATATTTGAATTGGAAAAAGCTGGTGCTGAAAAAATTGTTGTTCCTGACCGACAAAGAAAAAACCAAAACTTAATTGATCAAGCACTGGCATTGGATTGGGCAGTCAGTTTTCCTGATTGGGAAAACGACGTGAAGGATGCCAGCGATGCGGCCAAAAAATATGGCAGATTATATACACTTAGAAGCATAATATCCAGTAAAACTAATAACAAACTGGAAATTGGCATCAAAAGGCAAATGTTTACTCAATAATGGCAAAGCAAATCGAAACAAGTGTCTCAGAATTTTCTGAAGACAAACAAAAATTACTTATTGATGTGCTTCTTAGTAGTGAAGATATCTATGCTAGGTGTCAGAATATTTTGAGTGACAAGTATTTTGTCAATAAATTTCGACCTGCGATTAGATATATTAAGAAGTACACAAATGAATACCGAGTCCTTCCTAAAATACAACAGGTAAATGCTGAAACTGGTTTGAATTTTGAATTAATCGAAAACATTACTCTACAACACCAGGATTCATTCTTAGATGAAATTGAAGAATTTTGTAAGAACAGAGCCATCGCAGATGCAGTATTGGCTAGCACCAGTCTAATTGAAAAGGGAAATTATGGCGAAGTTGAACGCCTGGTGCGTGAAGCAATTCTCGTAAGCATCAAAAGTGATTTGGGAACCAACTATTTTGAAAACCCCAAAGATCGACTCAATGCAATCAAAAACAGAAATGGACAAGTATCAACCGGTTTAAAATCAATTGATGAGAAATTATATGGTTTGAATCGAGGAGAAATAACAATATTTGCTGGTGCTTCAGGTATGGGTAAATCAGTATTTCTGCAAAACTTCGCAATTAATATGTTTCAACAGGGTATGAACGTAGTTTATATCAGTCTTGAGTTGAGCGAAGGACTAACTGCCATGCGTATCGATAGCATGTTGACTGGATATTCATTAAAAGAAGTTTTTAAGAAGATTGATGATATTGAATTAAAAGTTATACAGGTGGGTCGGAAAAGTGGCAGTTTACACATCAAGCAAATGACACAGGGTACCAGAACAAATGATATCAAAGCATATTTGAAAAATTATGAGATACAGACGCAACAGCGCCCGGATGTTCTCATAGTAGACTATTTGGATTTGCTATTCCCCAATGATAAAAAAATTGATGTTAGCAATTTGAATATCAAAGACAAGTTTGTCACTGAAGAGCTTCGTGGACTTGGTGTTGAACGTAATATGGTATTGGTGTCCGCTTCACAATTAAACCGGAGCGCCGTAAATGAGCAAGAACATGACCATTCAATGATTGCAGGTGGTATTAGTAAAATTCAAGCAGCAGATAACGTTATGAGCATATATGCCAGTGATGCGATGAAAGAGCGTGGACAATATTTAATACAATTCTTAAAAACTAGAAGCAGTGGCGGTGTTGGTAGTAAAGTGTATCTAGGATTTGATCCCAATACACTTAGAATTTTTGATATTGATCCTGCTGAATCACAAGCTATTAGAGAAGGTACTCAATCAACAGCGGACATGTTCAATAGTCTACGTCGACAAAATAATCGAGTAGCAGAAAAAACAGAAGAAGCAACACCTGTTGAAACCAAAGTTCGAGACTTGAGCCAAATAAAGAATTTGATTCGTAGATAAGTCATAAAAAAAGCTGCCGAAGCAGCTTTTTTCTATATTGCATTTTTAGTTTTCCGACCCCGTTTTTTACCAACATTTTTTACAGACCCATCTGCATTTAATTCATATGTGTCAATAAATCGATCAGGTGTCATGCCATCAATTTGAACGACTGAATTCCAATTAATATCTATAATAGCATCTGTCTTCAAATTCCGGCTTTTGAACCAATAATTATTGGCTTTGATTTGAATTGATTGAATATGAAAGTCGTCTGTTTTTGTAAATGGTCCGGTTTCCGTGTTGACCATATACCTTGCTGTAATTATTGTATCTGCTTTGAATGCATTTTTTACTAAAAGTGATTCTACTACATGAGCCATTGATTATTTTCCTTCTTGAAACTCAAACTCCAATTTTTTATTCTGTTCAGTAATTGTAACTCGTCCTCCTGATTTTAACCGACCCCACAAAATTTCTTTAGATAGTGGTGTTTTAATATAAGTTTGTATGACTTTTGGCATTGGACGAGCGCCCATTGAGGGATCAAACCCGCGTTCAATCAACCAAGCTCTGGCCGAATCATCAACTGAAATTTCAACTGATTTTCCTTTACTCAGTTGATTCAATTGACCAATGAATTTATCAAGTATACGTTCCATGTTGACTTTTGTCAAGGCCTTGAATTCAACTTGCGCATCAAGTCGGTTTCTAAATTCTGGTGTAAAGAATCGGTTGACTGCATCAGAACCTTTGTCTGAATTGTCTGATTCACCAAATCCAATTCGCATTTTTGCAACTTCTTGTGCACCGAGGTTGGTTGTATAAATCAAATAACAATTTCTAAAAGATACTGTTTCTCCATCTGAACTGGTAATAACACCATAATCCATGGCTTGTAGAAAAATATTACTGATATCAGGATGTGCTTTTTCAATCTCATCAATTAGCACTACTGCATGAGGATGTTTTTGCAATTGATTGATTAATAATCCGGATCCTGCCGCACCATCTGAATACCCAACATATCCTGGGGGACTACCAATTAGTCTTGATACTGCATGCTTTTCCTGATACTCACTCATATCGAATCGAACCAATTCAATGCCTAATTGAGCAGCAAGTTCTTGTGCCAGGGCTGTCTTACCTGTTCCAGTTGGTCCGGTAAACAAAAATGCGCCCAGTGTTTTTTCTGATTCCCTGAGACCACTTCTAGCAATCAATACCGCATCAACCAATTGATTAACTGCCACGTCCTGTCCAAAAATTTTGGATTTTATTTGATCTTTTAATGTTTTTAGTTGTTCTACTGGATCTGTTACTTTAGCGATTTTAATTTTTGCAACACGTTCAATTTCTTCTTCAATCAGTGTCCTGTCAATTTGTCGTGCTCGCTTACTTTTAGGCAGCAATTTCTGCTTGGCTCCGATTGAATCAATAATATCAATTGCCTTGTCCGGTAAGAAACGATCAATAATATATCGGCTGCTTAATTCAACCGCTGCGACCAATGCATCAGACGTATATTTTACCGAATGGAATTGTTCATAGTGTTTTGCTATGCCTTTCAAAATAGCAATAGCATCAGCTTGACTGGGTTCCAGTACATCTATTTTTTGAAAACGACGTACCAATGCACGATCTTTTGCAAAATGTCGTTTGTATTCTTCTTGTGTGGTACTACCAATTGTTTTGATTTCACCACGTCCCAAGGCTGGTTTTAAGATGTTGGCTGCATCCATGGCGCCACCAGATGTACCAACAGCACCCGCTCCCATGATCATGTGAATTTCATCGATGAATAAAATTAAAGAGGGATCTGCTGCAAAAATTCCAATAATTTGTTTGAGTCGTTCTTCAAAATCACCACGGAACTTGGTTCCAGCTAACATGCTGGATAAATCCAAACTGTAGATAGTATGGTTTTTTAAACAATTCGGTACTTGGTCTCTAACAATTTTTGCTGCTAACCCTTCAACTATCACAGTTTTACCAACGCCTGGATCACCAGCCATGATCACATTGTTTTTATTCTTTCGAGTCAATATTTGGCAAATGGCTTCTATTTCAGTTTCTCGACCAATAACAGTATCAATTTTATTGGATTTTGCACGTTCATTTAAATTGACGCACCATTGATTCAAAACGTCTCGTGGTGATTGCCGATTCTTCACACTGCCGGGGTTTGACAAATAATTAAACAACTGCTGTATATCAGGTCCAAATTCTTCAATAAAATAGCTGGCATGGCTTTCTTCAATACCATATAAAGCAACAAACATGTCAATGTCTGTGGGGTCAGATTTGCCATTTATCATGGCCTGTGCTTTGGCTTTTTTTAATACATTTGCAACACTGGGTGTATGTCGAGGATTATAGGGTTCTGAAGTTGACATAATCACATGATTATTGGTATTGTCCAAATAATGTAGTGTGTATTCAATTAGTGAGTCAAAATCACCATCTGTCAGTTCAATCATTTTTTGAATTGCTTCACTTTCAAGCAGTGAAGCCAAAACATGTTCCAGTGTCACCAGTTCATGGTAGCGTTGGCTAGCCAATTGATAACTTCTGATTAATATTTCCTGGATGGTCTTATTCATTTGAATTCTCTTTTCATCATTCTTTTGATAGCTAATTCTGATTTAAGTTTGGATACACGATCCACCATGCAAATTCCTTGTAGATGGTCAAACTCATGTAGAAATACTCTGCTCAGCATTTCAGACAATCGCGCTTGGCGAGATTCACCCAATCGATCCAACCATTTGGCTTCAATCCAATGCGGGCGGGTGATTTCCAATTCCATTTTGGGAAAACTCAAACATCCTTCTGCATATACACTGGATTCTTCACTTAAACTAACAATTTCCGGATTGATGAATACAATATAATTGGTGTCATCAGGATTTCCCGCAATAAAAAATGACTTGTTTATTCCCACTTGTGGTGCTGCTAGACCCACTCCTCCCATCATTCTCATTAATTGATGCATTTCATCAAACGTAGATTGCAATGCAGTAATTTCAGTAGTTTCTACTGGAATGGTTGGTTCGGTTAGGATGAGATCCCAGGGTTTAACTAATTCCAGTGTCATGCATAGTTCCTGTTTATGTTCATTGTTGATAGCAGTTGTTTGGCAAGTTCTCGCTGTTCTTCAGTTAGATGTTTGACATTGGCAATTTTAATTATCACTATCAAATCACCCATCAGTGTTTCATTGTGTCTGATAGGCATGCCTTTACCACGTACTTTTAAGTGATCATTGGCGTTAATCCCTGCTGGAATTTTTAAATTAATTGTGGTTTTATCTAAACAGGTGAGTGTTACTTCATCTCCTACCAAAGCTTGAATTGAATTGATGGTTATTTCTTTAAACAGGATTGATTTTTCGCGATGATAACCCTGCATATCACTAATGACAATTCTTACATATAGATCACCCGGAGGCAAGTTTGTATGTGTTGAATCACCATGTCCGGCGTATCTTATTTGTTCTCCAGATTCAATACCAGCTGGAACCCGGACTGTTAGCTTAGTAGTTTGCCCAGAGGGCCTATCAAATGATATATCCACAGATTTACCTGTCAATGCATCTGACAAACTGATGTTTAATGTAAACACCAGGTCTTGATTTTTGGGCGGTGGGGGTTTAAAACCAAAGAAGCTATCAAATTGATTTCCAAATGCTCCACTTCCCATAAATTCTCGAAGAATATCTTCGGGTGTCACATGTGATTGGAATCCACCACCAAAGCTGGAAAAGCCGCCTCCAGCTCCGCCATACTTTAGCTGTTGATCATATTGTGCTTTTTTCTGAGGATCACCTAATATATCATAAGCGTCTGCGACAGCTTTGAATTTGTCTTCAGTGCCTTTGTTGACATCTGGGTGATATTTTTTTGCCAACTTTCGATAGCTGGATTTGATTTCTTCTGCGGTGGCTGTTTCAGAAAGCCCCAGTGTTTGATAGTGATTTGTCATGCTTTAAATATTGTGAAACTAGTTCAAAAAGTCAAGATCTTTTATATTCATAGCCATAATTTTCACGCATAAAGTCAACTACTTTAGATGTAGGATTTTTTATTTCATTTATCAAACTGCTATCTTGTGCAACTGCATAAAGTTGAACATCTTCAATAGGATCAGGCATGTACATGATCGAATAGGGATTTTGTTTGATAGCTGCCCATTGTAACATTGGCAATTGATTTTTTATAAACCGGATAGCCTTGCCTTGTTGTTTGACCGCAAATAATTGAACAATCAAGCTTGGATTTACAATGTATTTTAAATTATAGGGATCTTCAATTAATGCAGTAATGACTACTTTTTCGCTAGGATTTTTCAACCGCCGTATTCTAGTACTCCAATCTCCTCCGTCTCGTATCCATTCAATTTGCTGTTCTTCACTCCAGGTATTGGGATCTTTTGCATCATAAGATTCGTTTAATGGCTTTTCAAATTTTTTCAAATATTCTAGCCTATCTCGACTCAAAACATCTCTATATTTTTTCAATAGTGAAATATCAATTGATTCTATAGGTTTAATTGAATTGATTGCGAGAGGATTTTCTATGCATGCGGCAGCTTGAATCATAGGTAGCGGATCATATAAATGTCGGATTGAATTTCCGTCTGCCTGTACAGAAGCTAATTGAACTGATAAATTAGGCTCGTCGATATAATGTAAGGCCCATTCACTTTTTCTCACAGCAATTAATTGAACTTCTATTGCAGGATCATCAATATATTGGATAGAAGTGGGAATTGATTCAACAGCAGCAATTTGAACATTTAAACTTGGCCGAGTAATATGTTCAATCATATTACCATTGCGTGTCACACGACGTATTTGTTCCAATTCACTCAAATGGTCTAAAGATCTCATCAACTATTTATTGAATCAATATTGAAAAACAATTGTCAAATAAAACAAACTATATTGACAACAATTGGAGACACTTTTTAATGGAACTAACTCAAGCACAAGTAGATTTTCTAAGAACTACTCGACTACATTTTGCCATACCATGTTATGGTGGACAAGTTTTTGAGCCATGTATGCTAAGTATGCTAAAATTTATGGCAACCGCAAATAGACTGGGGATGAATTTTACATTGGATACCATTTCCAACGAATCACTGGTACCACGTGCTAGAAATAGTTTGCAGGCCAAGTTCCTACAATTTGGAAGTGACCAAACACCACCTATGCTAAGCACACACCTTATGTTTGTAGATTCTGATATCAGTTTTGAACCCGAAGAAGTCATAAAACTAGCACTTGCCAACAAAGATATTATTGGTGGACTCTATCCCAAGAAATCATTGCCTATCAGCTATGTTGTTAACAAAGTTCCCAATGCTCGTTCAGAAGGTAATCTAGTTCAAGTTCGCAATTTGGGTACAGGGTTTATGATGGTCAAACGATCTGTGATTGAAGCAATGATCAAGCGCTATCCAGAAACATTTTATCAAGATGCTATTGGACTTGATCCCAAATATGATCCATTTAAATTCGCACTGTTTGATACACTGATTGATCTCGACAGCAAGGAATATTTGTCAGAAGATTATACGTTCTGCAAACGCTGGACTGATATGGGCGGCGATATTTGGGCTGACTTGTCTATCAATCTAACTCACAATGGTTTCTATTCATTCCGGGGTGATCCCACACTGTTGATGTCTGGTTTGACTGAATCATAAAAACCAGTTGACATTGAACCCGATACTGTTATTAACATGTAAGAATGAAAAATAGTTATATCTAGTAATAAAAAGTTGAATTTTTATTTGATATTAACAAAGAAAGAATTTATAAATGAATTATAGTTGTTTTAAATAAAGTGATTGATCGAATCAATGGAAGAAAGAGATCAGTCAACAAACCCTTTATCAACAAACAATTATATTTTGAAAATAAAAATTCGTGATTGAAATAGCGAGTTCTATATCAAGAAAGCAAGTAATTGCTTTTATAGTTTTAG